CAGGAACTCCAATTACAGTTAGGGGAATTGCTCAATGAAGAAGAAGACCAAAGGCCAGAAGAAGGTAGCCAAGGTAATGAGGGAATTTGGCAAGGGAGAGCTGCATAGTGGCAAGGGTGGCCCAGTGGTCAAGTCTCAGAAACAGGCGGTAGCAATTGCCCTTAGCGAGGCTGGCATGGCTAAGAAAAAGGGAAAGAAATGAAAACGGGTCTTTATGCTGCAATTCATGCCAAGCGTAAGCGTATAGCCGAGGGTTCTGGCGAGAAGATGAAGAAGCCAGGCACTAAGGGCGCTCCGACTAAGGCCGACTTCAAGCAAGCGGCTAAGACTGCAAAACCACCTAAAAAGGCTAAAAAATGAAAGGTATGAAATCATGCCCTAAGTGTAAAGGCGGCGAGTGCAAGAATGGCAAGAACTGTATGCACGAGGAAAAAGAAGAAAAGAACGGAAAGAATGGCAAAAATGGCAAGATAGAGATTGAAATATCGTTGCCTATGCGTGGTTCGCGTACTGCCAAAAACAAAGCAAAGAAGAAGAAATGACAGCGGCTTGGACGAAGAAGGCGGGGAAGAATCCTAAAGGTGGTCTGAACGAAAAGGGCAGGAAGTCTTACGAGGCTGAGAATCCTGGTTCTAACCTAAAGGCTCCGGTCAAGTCTGGAGACAATCCTAGACGGGCTAGTTTCCTTGCGAGAATGGGTAATATGCCTGGGCCGGAGAAGAAACCGAATGGTGAGCCTACTCGTTTGTTACTGTCTTTACGAGCCTGGGGAGCATCAAGCAAGGCTGATGCTAAGAAGAAAGCCGCAGCAATTTCCGCTAGAAACAAGAAAAAGTGATATTAAATCTAGGCTCTGGCAAAGACTGGCGAGAAGACTGTCTCAATTCCGACATTCAGGCAAGGGTAAAACCTGACTGGTGTTGCGACATTTCCAAGGTTCAATGGGGTCAGATTATCGAGACTCGCTTTGGACAGATCAAGATACGACCAGAGATATTCGACACTATCCTAGCTAACGATGTGCTGGAGCATATTCCGGACTTGGTTAGCGCCATGAGGAATTGTCGGGATTTATTGAAAAGTGGTGGCAAATTCATAATCTCCGTACCGTATGAGCTAAGTTTGGGTGCTTGGCAAGATCCGACCCATGTACGGGCGTTCAACGAGAATAGCTGGCTTTACTATACGGACTGGCACTGGTATCTGGGGTGGGATTCAGGGTTTAAGCTAGAGGAAATCCAGTTTACGCTATCGGAATTAGGTACAGAGATGTCAGAAAATGGGGTTCCCGATCAGGAAATCCTGAGAACTCCGAGGGCTGTAGACTCCATGAAGGTTACCTTGTGCAAGCAATAGTCATCTGTACGGTCAACAATCCTGGCGTTACGGTGCTGCTGGAGAGCATCAGAGTCTATGCTCCTGCAATGCCTGTATACCTATCTGGGAATAGTCTGGACTTATGGCATAGGTCTAAAGCAATCCTGCCGAATCTAGTCTGGAGGCCGAATCAGGCCACTAACTTTGGCGATGCTTACAATGTAGCTACAAACTACGCCTTTGAGCATGGGAAGTACGACTCAGTAATCCTCAGTAATGACGATGTAGTGCTGACTCCAAATACTATCAAATTGTTAACGCATGATACGAGAATTCTGGAATCAGAGGCTATGAATATCGGATTCTTGGGTGCTAGGTCTGACTATGTGCTGCATGACCAGAACATCAGGTTTCCGATGGAGGAAGACAGGCAATCAGGTCTAAAGTGGGCTAGTGAGGGCAATATCAAAGAGACAGGCGTAATTGCTCCGATATTTGCTAGTATTAGCAAGAAGGCATGGGATGCGGCTAAGTTTCCTAGTACAAATTGGTATTCCGATAATATAATATGCCATGACCTGCTAGAAGCGGGATTTAGGCATTTTGTGTCGAGGGCTTATGTGCATCATGCAGGAAGCCAGACAGTAGGCACAGACTTCAAGAAATGCCATGAGGAGCCACGAGAGTGGATAAAGGCTAACAGGCCGGATATGTACGAGGTTTTCTATGGCTAATGGATTGCTTTCACCAGTAGAGCAGCAAACACAAGCTACATTCGGCATGGTTCCTATGGAGGAACGGCTAAGTATTTTGCCTCGTTATAGCAAAACGCAAGGACTGATTGCACCACAATTTGTATATGATTTAGCAAAGGCTTTTGTAACCCCGTACACTGCTTTGCAAGGTTATCAGGTTTCTCCAGAGGAATCTTTAAATGTCGCTATGAGTGCTATGGGAGGGTCTTCTGTTGGATCTGCTCCAAAAGGCGCATTGCGTAGTGGTTTGTTTCGTGAGGGTGCGTTTGATCCTAGATTTGATCCAAGAAAATTAGAGCAAGAACGACTAAAGCAATTAACAACAGTAATTAATCCTACTGGACAACAAAATATACCACTTGTTAATTTGGCTCAATTTGAGGGTAGACCATTTATAACTTCAATGTCAGACCGTACTGCTGCTGGTGGTAATTTAGTAAAGATCAATGATGTTGAGCTTAGTAGACCAGTTGGATTGCTAGGTGGTCAAGACTATATGTTTAACAATCCTGGTCAAGTTTGGGCATCAGCTCAAGGGCCTGTTAATCAAATTATGAAGAATGCTCAGGTAATTAAAGAAGTTACTGGGCAAGATCCATTGTATATCCCTTGGCGTATGGCTCCATCAGGTGGAGATTTTGCTCATATGACTGGTGAAACAATGTTGTCATACGCTAATAGCGCATTGAGTAAAAAAGAAAAAATCAAGGTAGATAAGGAAATTAAAAAGTTTATTCCTAATTGGAGTGGATTGGCGGCTGATGATAGCGTTAATCAATTTAGGTCTGCTCCTGATAAAGCTAGAAAAGCGTTAAAAAATGCTTTAGATACTAACTTCAGAAATTCTGGCGGTTTAAGTATTGGTGAGGCGCGACTTGCTGTTGCTGATCCTAAGCAACTATCTGCAAGAGATGCTGGAATTATGAATATTGGTGAGATTTATACTAGTAGGCCAGTAATTCAACAATCTGGTCACCCATCTTATCCAAGGGGTGTACCAGGTCAAGGTATTGGCAGACTTAAAGAAGATAGATCTATATTTGAATTGCTTCCTCAAGCTGTAAAAGAACGTGGCATTGTTGATCCTAGAAGTCCAAGCCAAACCGATATAAGAGCCTTGCAAATGAAGCCGTATGCTGGCGTAATTGATGAAAAGTTACTTAAAGCACTTGGTTATTAAATAGATAAGATTCATTGAATTTATCTGCTATTGGTTGCCCAAAACGGTTGAATAGCCATTCTTTTACTGCTTCTGGTGTAGTAGATTCAATGCCAGAAACAATACAATATGTCTCATGGAGAACAAGAGCATTAAATATATCTTTAGGCATTTTTATTTCAGTATTTACAATAGGTGACATATTTCCTCCAAGTGAAATATTATTATACATAGGTATTAACTTGATGCAACAAGTTTAGACAGCATGACATCCAAAGGATAATGCAATTATGGAAACAAATGACGATTTTAAAACGCCAGAAATCGGCAAAGGACTAGCAGGGCCAGGTAGACCTAAGGGTATGCCTAACAAGTCAACTAGCATAGTCCGAGAGGCTATTGCTAATCTACTGGAGCGCAATGCTCCGAACATGGACAGATGGCTAAATGAGGTAGCTGATAAAGATCCTCATAAGGCATTGGACATTATCCAGAAGCTATCTGAGTACCATATTCCTAAGTTGGCTAGAACTGAGGTTACAGGCGCTGGTGGTGGGCCTCAAGAGCATATCGTTACATGGCAGAAGTAATTGAGATTGCCTACAAGCCAAGGGATCAGCAGCTAAAGATCCATGAGGCAGTAGATAACTACAGGTTTACGGTCGTAGTGGCTCATCGTCGTATGGGCAAGACTGTTTCTGCTATCAATCATCTGATAAAGGCTGCCATTGAGTGCAAGAAGCCAAACCCAAGATTTGCCTATATTGCTCCGACTTATGCTCAGTCCAAAAGGGTGGCGTGGGATTACCTACTTGAATTTACTCGTCCTCTTGGGGCTGTGGCTAATATCTCAGAGCTTAGGGTTGATTTTTGGGGTCGGCGCATTAGTCTTTACGGGTCTGATAATGCTGACAGCCTTAGGGGGCAGTATTTTGATGGAGTTGTCCTTGACGAGATCGGGGATCAAAACCCAAAGATCTGGAACGAGGTTATCAGACCAGCCCTAGCCGACAGGAACACAGACGAGGAACCTACCTGGTGCTTGTTCATTGGTACGCCTAAGGGCAAGAACCACTTTGCTGACTTTAGGGATCGTGCGAAAGAAGCCGAGGATTGGTGTCTATTGGAGTTTAAAGCCAGTCAGACAGGAATCCTTAGCGAGAAAGAACTCTGGGCTGCTCGCAAGGAAATGGGGGACGATCGCTATTTTCAGGAGTTTGAATGCAGCTTCGATGCCTCCATCCAAGGGAGCTATTATGGTGAGATTATTAACGATCTCGAAGCCAAGAGTCGTATTACCACTATTGACAGGGATGACCTTTGCAAGTCTTTTGTTGCTTGGGATCTTGGTATGGGTGACTCTACTTGTCTATGGGTGGCTCAGTTGGCTGGCAAGGAAGTGCGGCTTATCGACTGCGTCGAGAACCACGGTGTCGGTCTGGACTGGTATGTATCATGGCTCAGGGAGAACCGCTACGAGGGCTTCTCGCAAATACTTCCGCATGACGTTGAAGTAAGGGAGCTAGGCACTGGCAAGAGCCGCAAGGAGGTTCTAAACGAGGCTGGACTAGACATTACGGTAGCGCCAAGGCTGTCTGTAGCCGATGGGATTCAGGCTGTCAGACGCTTGCTGCCACGTTGCTGGTTTGACCACAAAACCAAGGCTGGACTGGACGCTTTAAGGAACTATCGACGGGAATATAACGAGAAGCAGCAGGTGTTTTACGACAAGCCATTGCACGATTGGTCAAGTCACTTTGCAGATGCCTTCAGATATTTGTCGATTGGGCTTGACGAAAGTGACGATTCATGGTCAACGGATTTGCCTATCAATGCCAAATGGGTTGTATAATGAGCAAAATTCCTGTAAGGGCTTGCTATGAAGATGGATGAAGGCCAGATCAAGGGCATACTTGAAGCCGAGATAGACAACAGTATCGGCTACATTGAGACAGAGACAACAGAAGATCGTCGTAGAGCTTTGGATTACTACCTGCGTAATCCGTATGGCAATGAGGTAGAAGGCCGTAGCCAGATCGTAACTGGCGAGGTTGCTGAGGCTATTGATGGTGCGCTGCCACAACTTATCCGAGTATTTACGACTACTGAGGATATTGTCTATTTTGAACCTAAGTCAGCTAATGACGAGGAGTCGGCTAAACAGGCCACAGATTACTGTAACTGGGTGTTCTACCGTGAGAACGAGGGTCTGCTGATCCTGCACAACTGGTTCAAGGATGCCCTGCTGCAAAAGGTTGGTGTTGTTAAATCCTACTGGGATTCCAAGGAAGACGTTACCAAAGAGAAGTACGAGAACCTGACAGAGGACGAGTTGGCTCTGCTCCTGTCGGATGAGTCGCTAGAGGTAGTCAAGCAGGATGTTGAGATGGTTCCTGCTGGCATGGATATGATGGGTATGCCGATAATGGCTCCGTCTTATGCTGTGACGGTCAAGCGGGTCAAGAAGTACGGTTGCGTAAAGATTGAGAATGTTCCTCCGGAGGAGTTTCTGATTTCCAAGGCTGCGCGGGAGATTGAGAACTCTCCTTTTGTGGCTCATCGAAAACTCATGCAGCGGTCAGAATTGATTGCGATGGGTTACGACAAAGACATCGTAGATGAGCTGCCTTCTTATGATGATCTGACGTTTAGCCCTGAGCGAGTGGCTCGATTTGACCAGGGGGAACAGCCAGACGAGCAGCAAAGCCTTGATCCTGCCATGCAGACGGTTGAGGTATACGAGTGCTATATCCGCATTGACGAGGATGGAGATGGCCTCGCTGAGTTGCGTAGGATTGTTTACTGTGGATCGGAAATACTCGAAGATGAAGAATGCGACTATATCCCGTTCCATAGCATCTGCCCGATTCCGATTCCTCATAAGTTTTTCGGTCAGTCGCTGGCAGATCGGACTATGGACATCCAGCTTATCAAGTCCACTATTACCCGTCAGTCTCTCGATAATCTCTACCTAACGAACAATAATCGGGTTGGCGCTGTGGATGGTCAGGTGAACCTAGATGACCTGCTGAACGCTACTCCTGGCGGCATTGTCCGGATGAAGAACCCGAATGCTCTGGTTCCGCTTCAGGTTCAGTCTACCTTTGGTCAGGCTCAACCGATGTTAGCTTACATGGATGAGATTCAGGCTCGTCGTACTGGTGTAACTGACGCTCAGAACGGTCTTGATCCCGATGTCTTGTCCAATGTTACGGCTGCGGCTGTGGCTGCGATGATGAAGTCTAACTCTGGCAAGCTGGAGTTGATTGCCCGTATCTTTGCTGAGACAGGCGTTAAGAGTCTGTTTAAGGGGATTCTGCGTCTATTAGGCAAGTATCAGGATAAGCCGAAGATTGTCCGTATGCGTGGCAAGTATGTGACCTTTGATCCTCGTACATGGTCGAATGAATACGATGTTTCCATTAACGTGGGTCTGGGTGCTGGAGACAGGGATCAGAAGCTGACTATGCTCCAGATGATCCTTGCCAAGCAGGAGCAGATTATTCAGTCTTACGGCCCGTCGAATCCTCTGGTTTCCATTGGTCAGTACCGTAACACATTGGCAAGATTTATTGAGGCGGCAGGATTTAAGGATGCTGATGCCTTCATGAACGAGATCACGCCTGAGATGGATGCTCAGTTGTCTCAGCCACAGCCACCTAGCCCTGATGCTCAGGCTGAGTTAGCTAAGATGTTGGCTGAGGTAGAGCGTGAGAAGACACAGGCTAAGTCGCAGATTGATGCTGCCAAGTTGGATCTAGAGCGTCAGAACTTGGAGGCTGAGTTCATGCGTAAGGGCATTGAGATGCAGATGAAAAGCCAGAAAGATCAGGCCGAGATTCGCATTAAAGAGGCTCAATTAGCAGTCCAGCAACTGCAAGCGGTTTTGGCTATGGACTTGGCTGACGAGGATACCCGTAACAAACAGGCTGAGATTGTGCTGAAGACGATTAAAGAGCTAGGGAGCCTGACTGGTGGATAAAGCACAGTGGGCAATTAACCTGCTTAGGGAGCCGATGTTTCAGGAGATGATGGAAGAACTCCGAGGCAACGAGCTTAACAAATTTATAAATAGTAATTATGGTGAGACTGAGATTAGGGAACAAGCGTATATGCGCCTCCGAGTCTTGGAATCCGTTGAATCCTATCTCGAAAGCGTTGCTGCTCAGAAGATGATTGACGAGAAAAGGATGAAGATTTTGTAACTCGCATCGGGCGATTCCCGATATAATTTAGGAAACTTATGATCGATACTCAAAACACGACACCTGAGGGTAGTGGTGAGTTAACAGTGGATGGTGCAGCTAACGCTATCTTGGGTCTAATGGGTGGGGAAGAAGGCTCCGAACAGGAACAACCTGAACTCCAAGCAGAGGCCAACGATAGCGAGGCCGAATCTGAGGAATCTTACGAGGAATCAGAGGTAGAACAAGATGATGGCGAGGATGAGCAAGAGGAGCCTCAGAAATTCCGTGTCAAAGCCGCTGGCGAAGAACGGGAGGTAACCCTTGATGAGCTTATCAAGTCTTATCAACTTGGCACAGATTACACTAAGAAATCGCAAGCTGTAGCTGAGGAACGCAAGGCGGTTGAGGCCGAGCGCCAGGCGGTTCAAGAGGCTAAGGCTATGCGCGATCAATACGCGCAGCGGTTGGAGATCATCGAGCAGATGTTGAACCAGCCGCAGGAAGCAGAGAATCTGGAGTATTTGAAAGAGACTGACCCTATCGGTTATGCCGTGAAAGTCGCTGAGATGTCTCAGAAGGAGAAACAGTTAGCGCAGGTTCGTGCCGAGCGTGAGCGCATCATGCAACAGCAGGAATATGACAGGCAACAACAGATGAGACAGATGATTTCTGTTGAGTCCGAGAAGCTAGTTGCTGCGATACCTGAGTATGCTGATCCGAATAAGGGCGAGACAATCCGCAAGGAAATCCGCAGTTTCGGTAAGCAGATGGGATTCTCTGACGAGGAATTGGCTAATGTGTTCGATTCCCGAGCAGTTCTGACGCTGTACAAGGCTATGCAATACGACAAGTTACAGTCGAGCAAACCTGCTGTTAACAAGAAGGTTTCAGAGGCTCCCAAGGCGATTAAGCCAGGCGTTTCTAAGCCGAGAGACAGTAATAGCGAGGAACTGAGAAAACTTAAAGCGCGAGCTAAGTCATCCGGAAGGGTGGCAGATGCCGCAAGTGTATTTGAACGATTCTTATAAGGAATGTAATCATGGCAACTTATACCGCCCACAGCGCGATTGGTCAGCGTGAAGATTTGACCGATGTAATCTATGACATTTCGCCTACCGAGACTCCTTTCATGTCTTCGATTGGCAAGACGAAAGCAACGGCTGTCTACCACGAGTGGCAGACCGACACCCTTGCAGCCGCTACTACTGCTAACGCCGCTGTTGAAGGTGCTGACGCTTCGGACGCTACCCTGTCTCCGACTGTTCGTCTTGGCAACTACACCCAGATCCTGCAAAAGACTATCAAAGTCTCTGGCACTCTGGACACAGTGAACAAGGCTGGTCGTAAGTCTGAAAAGGCTTATCAGTTGGCTAAGGCTTCGCAAGAGATCAAGCGCGATCTGGAAACCATCCTGCTGTCGAATCAGGGCCGTGATGCTGGCAACGGTTCTACTGCTCGTAAGATGGGTTCGCTGCTGTCATGGATCAAGACTAACTCGTCTGCTCAGACTAACGGTGGCGATCCTACGACTATCGGTGTTTCGACCCGTACTGACGGTAACACTCGTACATTCACTGAAGCCCTGCTGAAAGAAGTCGTGGCTGAGGTGTTCGTATCCGGTGGTTCGCCTAAGGTTCTGATGGTTGGCGCAACTGGTAAGCAGAAGGTGTCTTCGTTCACTGGTATCGCTGAGACTCGTTTCAACGTAACTGGTGCTGCTCCTTCGACGATCATTGGCGCGGCTGACATCTACGTTAGCGACTTCGGCAATATGTCGGTTGTACCTAACCGCTTCATGCGTACCCGTGAGGCGCTGATCCTCGATCCTGAGTATGCAGCAATTGCTTACCTGCGTCCGTTCCAGACTAACGAACTGGCTAAGGCTGGCGATGCTGACAAGACTCAGATCCTGGTTGAGTGCACACTTGAGGTTAAGAACGAGGCTGCTCATGGTGGAGTTTTTGACCTGAATATGGCTCTGTAATTGAAATAGCCCCTGACCTTATGGTTGGGGGCTTTTCTACGAGGATTTATGACCTATAGACAATCTGTTGTTCATGCGGACGGTGATGGCGGGATTATCATCGAGACTAAACAAGATGTTTCCGAGATACTAGAAAGTAACAAGGAAATACTGGAGGCAGACAAGCAAAGAACTGGGCATCTAAAAGATCTTCATCATGTAGCAAGAATCCCTTTTACGGTCATTGATGACTTGAACAAGATGGGGATAATGAAGGGCTTTCAAATAATAGATGACGCAGCTTTTGCTCGATGGCTCAACAATTCCGACAATGCACAATGGAAGGTTTATAGGGGAACTATATGATCGTAGGGGCTTGCGTACCAGCTAGAGATGAGGTTCATACAGCGTTTGCATTTGACTTTGCCAAGATGGTTGGTAGAGACTCAAGGCATCGGTGTTCTAAGGAAGGCAATGGGCTAAAGCTCTATACGATGGCAGGAACGCTGATATTCGATCAGAGGGAGAAGCTAGTTGATGCTGCTCTGGCTGAAGGATGTGAGGCGATTCTGTTTATTGATTCAGACATGAGGTTTCCTGCTGACATCATTGACGTTTTGTTAAGCCGTGAAGTTCCGATTGTTGGGGTTAATGCTGTAACGAGAAGGAAGCCGACATTACCGACTGCGTTGAATCTTGAGATTGAGAAGAATGACGAGGGCAAGATTATCCGTCATGCTTGGCATAAAGTAGATTCAATGAATAAAGAGGGCGTAGAGCCTGTGACAGCGGTTGGTTTTGGTGCGGTGATGATTCGCAAGGAAGTCTTTGAGAAGGTTCCTAAGCCCTGGTTTGATGTGGGTTGGGGATCAAAGGGGATTATTGGCGAGGATGTGCATTTCTGCATTAAGGCTTTAGATGCGGGATTCCAGACTCATGTAGACCACAGCCTCTCAAAGCATATTGGTCACATTGGTACTTACGAGTATCGATGGGAAGATGTAGAGGAAGGCGCGATAGAGGCGCACAATAACGGGAAATAGACATGGCATTTACGAGCTACAGTGACCTAAAGACTACGATAGCGAACTATCTAGCTCGTAGTGATTTGACTGATGTTATTCCTGACTTTATTCGGTTGGCTGAGGAACGGTTACGCCGTGATCTAAGAACCCGTCAGATGTTGGTGGTAGCTACTGCTAGCACAGTTGGTGGAGAATCCAAGGTAGGACTGCCAGCAGACTTCTTGGAAATGCGCGATATTCATCTGAATACGAATCCGATCACTTCACTTTCTTACGAAGCCCCTAATACGTTTTATTCAAGCTCCAGACCGACTGAATCTGGTATCCCAAGAATATACACGGTGTTGGCTTCAGAGTTGCAATTTGCCCCTATTCCCGATACTGCGTATACGGTTCAGATGTTATATTACGCAAAGCCTGTGCTTATGAGTGATAGTAACGTCAGTAATACATTCTTGCTTAATTATCCAGATGCTTTGTTGTATGCTGCATTAGGCGAGGCTGAACCGTATTTAATGAATGATGCTAGGTTGCAAGTTTGGGCATCTTTATATGATCGTGCAATAACATCGATCAATACTTCTGACCAAGCTAGTGAATATAGCGGTCAGCCTATGTCAATGTCTTATAACGTGAGGTGAAATCATGGCAGAAATGTCAAACTATCTCGAAAATGCGCTAATTAACGCTACTTTGAGAAACACAAGCTACACAAGCCCTACAACGGTTTATGTGGCTCTTTACACTACAGACCCTACTGATGCAGATACCGGAACTGAGGTTTCTGGTGGTTCTTATGCTCGTCAGGCTGTAACCTTTGGTTCTCCGTCTAATGGTGTATCTACGAACAGTGCATCTGTGACATTCCCGACTGCTTCAGGCAACTGGGGAACTGTTACGCACATTGGTATTCGTGATGCGTCAACGGCTGGCAATCTTCTGTATCACACTCCGCTGGATACAGCTAAGACTGTCAACTCCAGTGACGTATTTACTATTTCATCTGGTAATCTTTCCGTTACTTTGGAGTAAACAATGGCACTTGTTATTGCTGATCGGGTAAGGGAAACGTCCACCACTACCGGAACTGGCACATTGACACTGGACGGTGCTGTTAGTGGGTATCGTACATTTAGCTCCGGTATCGGCAATAGCAATACCTGTTACTACACTATCACGTTAGGCGCTGATTACGAGATAGGTTTAGGTACGGTTAGTGCTGGTCAATTGGCTAGAACTACGATTCTTAGATCGAGTAATTCCAACAATGCGGTTAACTTTGGTGCTGGTACTAAGGATGTATTTGCGACTTATCCTGGTGATAAAGCTGTAGATACGGATGGTGCTCAGACGCTGACTAACAAGACGCTCACTGATCCTACGATTATTGGCACGATCATTGAGGACGTATTCACCATTACTGATGGTGCTGCGTTTGAGATTAATCCTGGTAACGGCTCGATCCAGCTAATTACTTTGGACGTGGACTGATACGACCTTTGGAACGTCTGGCGTTAGCTGGAAGACAGACTCAGGATCGGCTCCGACTCTGAACACTACTGGCTACACCGTGATCGTGCTGTGGAAGGTTGGCACACAGGTGTATGGCGCTCGTGTGGGGAATAACTGATGCTTGCTAAACAGTTACAAGGCGCTGCGAAGTCTGCTGTTGCTCAATATATTGAGGACACGTTTTCCACCTACTTGTACACCGGCAACGGCTCTACGCAGACGATCACCAACGGTATTGATCTGTCTGGTAAGGGTGGGTTTGTTTGGTTAAAAAGAAGAGATGCCGTAGATTCCCACGCTTTGTATGACACCGTGCGTGGGGTAAATAAACAACTTGTATCCAACACAACTGCTGCTGAAAGCACCACAGACAGATTGCCTGCTTTCAATTCCACGGGATTTAATGTTGCTAGTGGAATGAACACCAACGCCGCAACTTATGCCTCATGGACATTCCGCAAGCAAGCTAAGTTCTTTGATGTGGTGACTTATACGGGGGATGGTTCTAATCCAAGAGCTATACCACATTCTTTGGGAAGTGTGCCCGGTTTCATAATTCTAAAATGCTCAAGTACAAGCGCAACTGACTGGTTTTGTTATCACAGATCGCTGTCAAATACGCAATCTTTGAATTTAAATCAAACGACAGCAGTAGAAAGCGGAACAACGATTTGGGGTTCTACTACTCCGACATCCACGAATTTTACTGTTGGTAATGTTAATTCAAATACTTCAGGTCGCACCTACGTCGCCTACCTATTCGCCCACGACGCAGGAGGCTTTGGCGCGGCTGGTACGGACAATGTGATTAGTTGTGGGTCGTTTACGACGGATGGAAGTGGCAATGCAACTGTTACTTTAGGGTATGAGCCTCAATGGGTGATGACCAAGCGAACTGATTCAACTGGCGTTTGGTCTATGTTTGATGTGATGAGAGGAATGCCGTTGAGCGGCAGCAACCAATTGATAGAAGCGCAATCAAGTGCCGCAGAAACAGCTGGAGGTCAATCGTTAAAGCCAACAGCAACTGGTTTTATCGTAACTGGCTCAAACGCTTCTGCCACTTTCATCTACATCGCCATCCGTCGCGGCCCTATGAGAACGCCGACGAGTGGAACGAGTGTGTTTGAGCCTGTTGCTTACACAGGAAACAACACGACACAAAGGCAGATTGGGTCAACAGTTTTGCTAGATGCATTGTTATTGTCTTGTCGAACAGCTAATTCAACTTCGTGGACTACATATGCACAATTTATGGGGGATAGATTACGCGGAGCAAATGTTATGTTAGCCACATCAAGAACAGACGCGGAAACCGGCAGCTGGGCAACTTATTTTAATTACGACACCAATGTTGGTTGGGATACCGGCAGTGCTACTCAAGGTTACAATAACGCCACAGGCTCAACATTTGTAAGTTATGCCTTCCGTCGCGCTCCCGGCTTCTTTGATGTGGTGTGCTATACGGGGACAGGGTCGGCAACAACTATTACTCACAATCTGGCTTCAGTTCCAGAATTGATGATTGTTAAAACAAGAAGCACTGCTGATTTTTGGTATGTTTATCATAAGGATGTTGGTAATACCAAATACTTACAGTTGCAATCTACTGCCGCTCCTGCAACATCTTCAGTAGTTTGGAATAACACGACTCCAACAAGTTCTGTATTTTCAGCGGGTGTTGCAACTAATGGCTCAGGTGTTACGCACGTTGCCTACCTATTTGCCACAGTAGCAGGAGTATCCAAAGTAGGCAGCTACACAGGCAACGGAAGCAACCAGACGATTAACTGCGGGTTTACTGCTGGCGCTAGGTTCATCATGATTAAGCGCACTGACAGCACAGGTGATTGGTACGTCTGGGATACGGCTAGAGGCATTGTTAGCGGTAACGATCCTCGTTTGTCTCTTAACAGCACAGCAGCCGAAGTAACTACAGATGACACCATTGACCCAGACAACAGCGGGTTTATCGTCAATCAGGTTGCGGCAACAAACGTCAACGTGAGCAGTGCAACATATATTTTCTTGGCAATTGCTTGAGGACAACTATGGAAATCAGACTAAGATCAACCGGACAAGTGATGACAGAAAGCGAGTTTCGCGCTGCTCATCCGAACACCAGTTTCCCGCAGCAATTGACCGTTGAATTACTAGATGGATTCAATGCTGATCCGGTACTAAACGGAGCGCAGCCTAGTGCTGGTCGTTATCAGACTGTGGTAAGAGATGGTGTCGAAGAAGTTAACGGCAAGTGGTTCACCAAGTTTGTGTTGGTGGACATGGATGCTGACGCTATTGCTGCGGTGGATGCACAACAAGCAACATCGGTTCGTAATTCTAGGGATGAAAAGCTAAAATCTACGGACTGGACTCAGGTTGATGACGCTCCTGTGGATAAAGCTGCTTGGGCTACTTACCGTCAGGCGTTGAGAGATATTCCTGCTCAAGCAGGGTTTCCTTGGGATGTAAATTGGCCTGTGGAGCCTTAAATGCTTGGATTTATACCGCTAAGTGCTGCTTCTGTATCTGATAATAGTATTACAACTATTGTTCCTGCTAATGCTGTTGTAATTGGCAGGTCTGTTGTAACGGCTTCTGGTACTCGTCAGGCTAGTGCTAATGCTTCTGTATTAGGTCGTGCCTTAGTAACGGCTTACGAGGGCGCTATACAGGGCAATGCGGCTATTTTAGCTAGGGCTATAGTTACTGCTAAAGAGGCTACGGTTAGCGGTAATGCTGCGATTAACGGTAGGGCTGTTGTTACTGCTAAAGGCGGTTATTCGCTAAGTGCTGTAGCTGCCATAGTTGGAACGTCAACGGTTACTGCTAACGGTACTAAATTTGTTGGTGGTAATGCTGCAATATTGGGAAGATCTTCTCTTTCTGCTGATGCTTTTGTTACCTTGGGTGGATCTGCTCAGATTACTGGTACAGCGATTGTTACTGCTAATTTAAGTTTGACTGTTTTTGCTTCTGGTAGTGTGAATGCTAAATCTTTGTTTACTGCAAAAGGTGCTATTTACGGTGAGCAGTGGGTAGATAGTCCAGTAGTTACTACAACGTGGTTAGTACAATGAAACAAAAAATCATGTTTGGCGAGTGGTTACCCGATCAGCCTGGTGTTATGGGCGGGGTAACGGAAGCTAAGAATTGTTATCCAGTTACTAACGGATATGCTCCTATTAAGAGTGAGGCTGATTATTCTTCTGATGCTGATACTGACTTAATTACTGTTTTTGCTGGTAAGTATGATTCAGTTACTACCTTATTTGCAGCTAGTGATTCAAAAGTATACAAGTTTGATAGTTCTAATTTTAGTTTAACTGCATTAAATACAACTGGATATTCGGCTGTTGAGGCATGGGATATTACCCAGTTTGGCTCTAAGATGATCTTAGCCAACGGTATTAATAAGCTGCAATCTGTAACTTTAAATGTAATACCACAACCAATTGGCGATCTATCTGCTAGTGCTCCTGTTGCAAAGTATGTAACTGTTGTTCGTGATTTCGTTGTTGCTGCTAACGATGGCACAAGTACGAGCAAGGTTTACTGGTCAGATATAAATGATGAAACGGACTGGACTCCTGCGGCTACTTCTCAATCTGACTTTCAGGTACTTCCTGATGGTGGAGACATTACGGGTTTAGCAGGTGGTGAGTATGGACTTATCTTCTTAGAGCGCGCTATTTACCGGATGAGCTATACAGGCTCTCCGTTTTTCTTTCAGTTTGATGCTATTTCCAGAACTTTGGGATGTATTTCCAATGGATCTATTACTCAATATGGAAATTTGACTTATTTCCTTGCAGACGATGGATTTTATGTTTGTGATGGTCAGTCAACTAGAAGCATTGGTGCTGAGAAAGTAAACCGTTGGTTTTTTTCTAATGTTATTCCTGGTGAAATTGCTACAGGAATGAGTTCTACTGTTGACCCAGTTAATAAGTTAATTTATTGGAAATTTAATAATATTTTTGGCTCTAATAGCATTCTTATTTATTCAATTGAATTAAATAAATGGTCTTATGCAGAAACTACAGCTACAGCCGTTGCGTTTGGTCTAACTCCTAGTGCTACGCTTGAGCAAATTGATATTTACTTTTTTAATAGTTCTGGAGCAAAAACAGGAACGTATACCCAGAGTGGCACTACTGTTACTGTTTCCGTAACGAATCACGGGGTAGAGACTAACGCTCGAATAAAATTTGATGCGACTTCTGGTGCTGGAGTAGATGGAACATTCCCAATAACAAAAGTTGATGCAAATACATTTACATTTACAGCGGCTACAAGTGCAACTATTTCTACATCAAATTGCATAATAACCTTTAGATTCTCGTGTTTGGGCTGGTGGTATTTTGCTATTGCTTGGCGTAACTGGCAAAAAAATTATTGCTTTTTCTGGTCAGCCTAAGTCTGCCAATATATCAACGGGTGACATTGATATAGGGCGGTCTACGATAACCCTAGCTAGACCAATTCTTGATGTTGGTGGTGGTTCAGCTAATGCCTCTATTGCTGTTGCAAGCCGTGATAATCTTTATGAACAAGTTAATTATGGGTCAGATGTAACTGCTGATGCTGAAAATCGCGTGAGCTTGAGGTCTAATGGCGATTATCACAGATTAAGAATGACTCCGATTGGTAATGTTTGGAAAACAGCCGTTGGAATAGAGGTTGATATTGTAAAACAAGGTGATCGATAAAAGGATTATAAGTGACAGACAGAAGTGTACAGTTTCGGACTTTGCCGCCATTTGGTGCAACTGAGCGACAAGTTGCTGAGGTTGTTCGCGGGATTATGGACGGGAAAACCAATAATGCAGGATACTTTACGACAGCAACCAGTGCAACACAGACAACATTAAACGACCCCAGAATTGGTTACGATTCAGCAATTATTTTCACGCCAATGAACGATAAAGGCGCTCAGGAAATGGCTAAATTATGGGTAGGAACTAGGTCTAAAGGGTCTGCCGTAATAAATCATGCTAGTAATGCTCATGTTTGCGAATTCATGTATATAGTTGTCGGATGACAGAATTTAAATATATCCCTGTGGAAGATCTCCGCAAATGGTGGCCCAGTCTTCGTGCTGGTTTAGACAAAATTAAGAGTCATAGTTCTGAAAATTGGATACCTGAAGACGTATATACAGATTGTTGGAACCAAAAGGCTATGCTGTGGGTAGCCCTAAAGAATAACCATTTTTATGGCTTCTTTATCCTGCAACCAATGGGCGAGGAACTGCACGTTTGGGCTGCATGGTCGTTAGAAAATGATTATCAAGAAGTGCAAAAAGGTTTACAATTTATAAAAAATATGGCTAGAGATGCTAAGTTTAAATACTTGACATTTGCTAGTCATAGGCCAGGGTGGGTTCGTAGGGCTAAAGCCTATGGATTCCGTCCTAGAAAATGGATATGCGAGGTGTGATATGGGCGGTGGTGGAGGAAGACAAGAGAGCAAAACGGAGATAGGCCCAGAGTTTAAGCCTTATATTACCTATAGTCTGGGTGAGGCACAAAGGCTTTATGAGTCCATGCCGCAAGCGCCTGGAACGCTGGCTCCAGAGCAGTCTGAGTTTTCTAAGTTAGCCATTGCAAAGGCAGCAGAACGCGCTCAGGCTGGTTCTCCGCTATTGGAGGCTGGTCAGGCAGAGCAACTGGCTACGATTCAAGGGCGAGGCGTTAATCCATTCCTATCGGGTGCTCTGGAACAGGCTAACCGTCTGTCTGGTGAGCAATATACCAAGAATATCCAGAATCTACAGTCTCAGGCTGCGTCAATGGGTCGCTATGGGTCTGCTGCTCAAGGTCAACAGCAAATGAACGCTCAGGACGTATTTGCTAGGGCTTTGGCAGAACAGGGTGGTCAGTTGGCATATCAGTCTGCTGAGGCTGAACGTGCTCGTCAGATGGCTGCTGCTCAGGCTGCTCCACAGATGGCTGCTGCTGACTATGCTGATATTCAGCGCCTATTGCAAGCAGGTCAGGCTACAGAGGGTTACAGCCTCCAAGATATTC